ATGTTTATAGCGATGGATAAACATCAAGAGCGGTGGAATTGTATGGAGGAGATTCCACCTGTGGCAGCAGGGCCCTTTTATTGCTTAGCTTGTCAGAGTGAAGTGCGATTGAAAAACGGCTCAGTGTTACGGGCTCATTTTGCCCATGTAGAATTACAACAGTGTCCCTACCATCATGAAGCTGAGAGCATGGAACACCTGGAATTAAAAGCCAGTCTTTATGACTGGGGATCAAAGGAAGCTAGAACAGAAGTCGAATATTATTTGCCAGAGTTTCAACAAATTGCGGATCTTTTGGTTGTGGACAAGAAGTTGGCTTTGGAGGTACAGTGCAGTCCCTTATCTTTGGAACGATTAAAAGAGAGAAGCCATGCTTATCGAGCCCACGGTTATCAGGTTTATTGGTTGCTGGGAAAAAAGCTGTGGCTCAAGGAAAGACTGAGCAACTTACAAGCTGGTTTTCTTTATTTTAGTCAGAATCGTGGATTTCATCTTTGGGAATTGGATCTTGCAAAGAAAGAAGTGAGGTTGCAGTACCTCATTCATGAGGATTTACGGGGACGACTGCATTATAAAACCCAAGTATTTCCTTTTGGGAAAGGGCCCTTGCTTGAAATGCTACGGACACCTTATCTAAAGCAACCCTTGCAGCAACTACCAGTAGACCTGGATCGGCATTTTTTATCTTACGTAAGGCAGCAACTATTCTACCGTCAGCCAAGGTGGATGAAGTTACAGGAGCAACTCTATTTGCAGGGACACCATTTACTTGAGAAAGATCTAGATTATTTTTATCCTATGTGTCGTCCCATTGTTTCAGACCATTTGATTCAGATTGAGGGCGACCTCAAAGATTATTACCAGCAATTTCTCGCTTATTACAAGGAGCAAGGAATAAAGCCGGTTCAAACTCTTTATTCTCCCTGCTTTTATAGGTGGCAGAAAAGATAATTTTCTGTGTTGGAATTCCCCACCAAACACTATTTTTATGCTAAAATAGTATCACTAACCCTAAAAGCCTTGATAACACTGACTTTTCAAGCTATCAGAAGTGACTGAATACGGGACTGAATACGACATATTTATATTACCATGTATTCAAGCAATTTCTCCACGGTATCGGTCCTTTGTTCTTCCGTTATATGGGTGTATAGATCCAGCGTTATCTGGACAGTGCTATGTCCTAACCTATCAGAAATATTTTTAGGCTCCACGCCCGCACTAAACAACAACGAAGCGTGTGTGTGTCGTAGGCCGTGAGGTGTGATTGGTTTCAAAGCGTGGCCAGTTATAAAGCGTTTGAAGTATGGTATAAAATTATGAATTTGCACCCAATCGGCCCGCTGATTCGTAAAGATGAAATTTTCATCGCCTTCGAAATGCTTGCCGTTTTTAAAATAGAGCTTTATCTGGTCCTTTTTCCAGCTTTTTAGAATTGAAAGTGTGGTAGGGTCAATAGAAATTACGCGTTTACTGTTTTTTGTTTTGGGCGTTTGAAGAATTTGTTTCTCTTTGATCCAGACAGCCGTTTTATTGACGGTGATTTTTTTATTTTCAAAGTCAATATCGGACCATTTTAAGGCAAGGGCTTCTCCTTGGCGTAAGCCGGTATAGGCCATTAGATGGACCAGCGGGAAGAAATAAGATAGTGTGGCAGTTTGAGCTAGTTTTAAAAACTCTTTTAACTCTTCCTTGGTCAAAAAGTTCCCTTTTCTTTGAGTTTGCCGGCTTTTCGGTTTAATAACCTTATCAAAAGGGTTCGAATTGAGAATGTCCATTAAAACAGCATATTTAAAAATTCGATTAATAACTGAAAGATAATGGTTATAGAGGACGTAACTTTTACTCAATTTAATAACCACCTTTTGACAATATGCGACTGTTATTTTTTTCAGCTTCAACTCTTTAAAATGCTCTTCCGTCATTTTCTCGACTTTTGACTTGACGTTTTCAAAAGTGCTGGGCTTGACAGTGGTTTTATAATTCTCCAACCACAAGGAAGCTAGTTCTTCAAATGTAGGATCTTGAAATCCGTCCGATTGATTCGACGGAAGCCCGTTTTCTTCCACGTCAAGCAGCAAATTTCTTTCAGCTTGTTTGGCTTCTTTTATAGTTTTGAAGCCTCGGCGCGTGGTCCGCCGTTCTTTTCCCGTCGCTGGGTCAATGCCCAGATATGTTTGAAATAAGTAACGAGTCTCCCCGTTTTTGGTTGTATATTTTTTTATCATGTCTTTCCTCCTTTTGGCTTGCCCGCACAATTGAAAGAACGAAATGATTTTGCTATACTTAACTTATATCATGTATTTCCCCGTGGCTTGCCTCGGGGCTTTTTTTATTGGAAAAACAGTTTAATATTATCTGCTTGAGCATTGGTGATCTTTGCTTTAATTATCTTGACTTCGTTTGTCTCGATATTTCGCAAGTATAACTCAGCGCGTCCGGGCTTTTCTTCTTGAGTGGTGATAGAGGTTGAATCGATTTTTCCTTTACGTTTCCCGGAAGCGCCTATTTTGGCACCTACAACAGACCCAACTGGTCCAAATGCTGAACCAATTGCAGCCCAAAAAAACGCACTCCCTTTTTTCCCCTTCTGTTTGGTCGTCCCGGTCGTTTTTGTGCGTTCTATGATAGTAGAGCCCTCAAATTGGAAATTTTCAAATTCAAACAGCTCGGGAGTGTCTGAATAAAAGCCAATATAGTATTGCCCGTCGATTGTCTTTCGAATCGTTGTATTCCCGAATGAAATCTTTGTTTCTTGAGCAGCATTTTTCCTCATTTCATTCATCGAAGAAATTCCGTCTACTGTTTTCTCAGTCGCCTTTTTTGCGAAATTTTTAAATTTGTCAAAGTCCATGTTTTTTCTCCTTTTATCCAACTAAACGATAATATTCATCTATTACCATTAATTCATCGGCCGTCGTTTTGAGCTTGTGGCGCTCCATAAAATGTACATAATTGAACTCGCTTGCGTCCCCAGCTTCTAACTCTTCCTTTAATAGCGCGTGTATCATGGCCCTATTAGCCTCATTCTCGCACTTGATCGGGTTTATGGTATATTCGGCCGTCGTGTGCTTTAAATGGCCCAGTTCGTGCAAAATTACGCGCTTCTGGGCTTCTCTAGTTAGTGATTTATTAACGAAAATGATCTTCATATCAGACAAGATCATTCCGGGACGTGGCCACAGTTCATTGTCAAAGTAAGCGAGTGTAGCACCATGCGAGTCAACTAACTCTTCAATAGTCATATGCTATCTACCTCTCAAGTATATTTCTATGATGTTTTGAATCGCGTCAATATCTTCTTCTGTAAGTGGCTTACCATCGAATGTCTTTGCATTCTCCGCCATTTTTCGGAGGTCATCCGATGTATATCCTGCGATTGTATCATCGCTTGCTATTGCAGGGTTATCTGTACGACCAAGCAAGTAGTCAGTGGACACATTGAAGTAGTCGGCGATTTTTGCAATATGTTCAACAGAAGGAGTCTTTTTATTTTTTAGGCTATAAATATAATTCTTCCCTAATCCCACTCTTTCTTCAAGAGTGTTTAGAGAAATCCCCTGTTTCTTAGCTAATAATTTAATTTTTTCAAATGTCTCAAACATTGATACATCAACCTTTCAAGAGCATTACAAAAAAATATTTTATTTTTTCGACTAAAAACGCTTGACAAATTTTAGACGAACAACTAAAATAGTATTTGTAAGTTAATGAGTTAGCAAAACCATAGTAAAACTTATCTAAAAATAAATAGCTTTGGCGAGCGAATAAGTTGATAGATATAAGGTTTTATCAAGGTTTTTAATTATGTTTATATTTTAGTCGAACATCTAAAAAATGTCAAGCAATAATGTGAATTTACTAACTCTTTTGCTTACAAAATAAAAAACGTACCCCAGCCGCTATCTGGAATACGTTACGGAAATTGTTCTGCTCAAGCTAATAGCGGTAGCTAACAACACTTTGCTGGTATCGCCCCCAGCACTGCAGTTGAAATAGTTAGGGACTTTGGTCTACGAGAAGTTGCGCTTTTTAACGTGGCTACCTCCCACGACTGAACTCGCACCTATTTTTACGACTCTTGCTTGTCGTTGCTGGCAACCAGACCAGAGATAGAGTTTAACTACTGAGACACAGTACCTTTCAAAAATTCTGCCAATATGGATCAGCTCCTTTCTGTTAACAAAGGTAGTTTCATTATATGAAAAGTAAGAAAGTTTGTAAAGGTTTTATTTGTTAAAAGCTAGAGTAGACAACAGTTTCCGTAAAAAAATATTCATTATTTTCACTTACAAAGAAAGGAGGGGAGTACATGCCAAATATGGACAACGGTCGTCAAAAAATTTTGGATTACCTAAAAGAAAATAATCTAACAATTGCAACTCTTGCTGTTCAGTACAGCATGGCACGCCAAGACGTGACGAACATTTTGAACGGAAAACTGAAAAGTCCTCAAGCACATCGATTTGTCGCCCGAGTGATTGAAGATTTTAAAATTCGGTAACAAAAAACGCCGAGTGAAGAATCCGACGCTTGCTTAAAATATCTACCTTAATTATATCAGAAAGTGCTTGCCCGCACAATTGGAGGAACGAAGAAATGGAGGAGCTATACTTGCCACCCTTGATCTCGGACGAGATCGCGAAAGTCTATCTCAGATCGATCGTGGATATCGTGAGAGACGAGGTAAAAAAAGAAATAGAAGAAAAACAAATGCCACTGGACCAGAAAGCCTTAATGAAAAAATTCGGCTTCGATCATGGCTATATAAAGAAGCTAGAGCGTCGAGGGCTCGCGTTTCGAAAACAAGGAAAAAAGAAAATGTACGACGTCCGGGACGTTTACGAAATTTTAGAAAAAGAAAAGGAGTATTTAAGATGAATGAAATTATTATTTCTGGGCAAGTTGCCGGAACAGTAGCGATCGGAGGTGTGTGTTTTCTAGCTGGATATATTGTTTCGTGGTTTGACCATAAGAAACGAATGAAATTCGCCAAAACTGAAACATTAAAAGCCATTGAGGAAGGGCTTCCAGAGCACAACGCACAAGTCATTGAACAATACGAGGGCGAACTCGCAAGCCGTCGAAAAGCTATGAAGCTCTATACTGAATCGCCAGAGGTGCCGTTCCATGTTTGGTAAAAAAGCCCGAAAAATTGAGCAACAAACGAAAGCGCTCAATCGCTTGTGGTTTATCAATTTACAACAAACAGAAATTTTAAAAGCCACACTTGAGCGGGAAGAACGACTACTTGACGAGCTCGCTCGTCTGAAAGGAGAGGTTAGAAATGGTAACAATCAATAAGCTCGAGATCGAAAACGTGAAACGCGTTAAAGCGGTCAAGATCGAGCCGTCAGCGAAGGGGCTGACAATTGTCGGGGGCAATAACAACCAAGGCAAAACAAGTGTATTAGACGCGATAGCGTGGGCCTTGGGTGGTAACAAGTACAAGCCTTCACAACCTCAACGTGAAGGGTCAACAATTCCACCAAGTCTTAAAATCACGCTATCGAATGGCCTTATCGTCGAACGTAAGGGCAAGAATAGCGATCTAAAGGTTATTGATCCGAGTGGAAACAAAGCCGGTCAGAAATTGCTTGATAGCTTCGTCGAAGAGCTCGCTCTTGATCTTCCAAAGTTTATGGAAATGACGAGCAAGGAGAAAGCTACAACGCTTCTTCAAATTATCGGGGTCGGAGATCAGCTCGTCCAGCTCGAAATGGAAGAGAAGACCAAGTACCAAGAACGCCACGCGATCGGCGTCATCGCAGATCAAAAAGAGAAATTTGCTAAAGAGCAACCGTATTATCCAGACGCACCGAAAGAACTTGTTTCGATTGCGGACTTGATCCAGCAACAACAAGAGATCCTCGGGCGCAATGGCGAAAATGCTCGCAAGCGTCAGAATCTCGCAAGAATCGAAAACGACTATCAAGGGGCACTCGTAAACGTTCAACGTCTGGAAGATGTGCTCAAGGAAGCTCGAGAAAAAGAGCAAGGACTTGCTCAAGACTTGGATATTGCTCGCAAAGACGCTCAAGATCTTATCGATGAATCGACACAAGAGATCGAAGACAGTATCGCAAACATTGAGCAAATCAACTTGAAAGTCCGAACAAACCTTGACAAAGACAAGGCCGAAGAGGACGCGAAAGTCTACCGCGAACAATATCGCGAGTTGGATCTTGTGATCGATGGTATTCGTAAGCAAAAAACGGACTTGCTCACAAACGCGGACTTACCGCTTCCGGGCTTATCCGTGGACGACGGCGAACTCTTATATCTCGGTCAACGCTGGGATAATATGTCCGGTTCGCAACAATTACAAGTTGCGACGGCTATCGTGCGCAAGCTCAAGCCGGATTGTGGCTTTGTCTTAATTGACAAGTTAGAGCAGATGGACCAGATCACACTCGCAGAATTCGGCGCGTGGCTAGAACAAGAAGGCTTGCAAGCTATCGCGACACGCGTTTCAACAGGTGGAGAGTGCTCCGTTATCATCGAGGACGGGTACAGTATTAAACCCGACAGTTTTGAAAATGGACTATTAAACGGGACAATGAGCGGCGCACAAGAAACAGTCGCGCCAACTTGGCAAAATGGCTTTTAACAGAAAGAAGGAAAAATCATGAAAAAAACAGAAAAATTTATCGTATTGCGTGATAAAAACACAGGCAGCTATATCCAAAATTATAAAAACAACGAAGGCGCGTTCACATTTTCAGCACGTTTGATAAGTGAAATTCAAGACGCTGCAACTAATTTGATCGATTCAATCGAGATTACTGAAAATGACGGTCAAAGTCTAAAAGCACTCGCGCAAGGTTTGGGGTGCGAGATCTTAGTCGTAGAGGCTGAATACACACTCAAGACCCTCGACGGGAAAGAGCCGAAAGATCTTATGGAAGAGATCAAAGAAGCAAAACGCAAACATGTTGAAAACTTCCTTCGTGGACTTTTGGCAGATAACGACGACGATTACGACACCATGGAGGAGGTATAAAAAATGCAAATCACAAGAGGAAGGAAGGCACGGGCTCAGAAAGTCGTTATCTATGGCCCGGAAGGGATCGGAAAGTCTAGCTTTGCGAGTCAATTCCCGGATCCAGTATTTATCGATACCGAGGGATCAACGGACAATATGGACGTGGCACGTTTAGACAAGCCCACAAGTTGGGCAATGCTCAAAAACGAGATCGCGTTCATTAAAGCAAACCCGGGCGCGTGTAAGACACTAGTCATTGATACGATCGACTGGGCCGAACAACTCGCGGTAGATTATATATGCGCACAGCACCAGAAAAACGGAATCGAAGATTTCGGCTGGGGTAAGGGCTATACATACGTCCAAGAAGAAATCGGGCGTCTATTGAATAGCTTGTCCGAGCTAGTGGACAACGGGATCAATGTCATTTTGACAGCTCACGCACAGATCAAGAAATTCGAGCAGCCAGACGAGATGGGATCTTATGACCGATACGAATTAAAACTCGGGCAAAAGACCAGCTCAAAGACGGCCCCACTGGTAAAAGAATGGGCCGATATGGTGCTCTTTGCGAATTATAAGACTATCGTCATGACCACCGACATAGGCAAGAAAAAAGCTCAAGGGGGCGAACGTGTCATGTACACGAACCACCGGCCAGCATGGGACGCGAAAAACCGGCACGGCTTGCCAGATCAATTGCCGTTCACTTATGACAGTATCGCTCATATCTTCAACACACCGGCTCCCGTACCAACTGAGCAACTGGCACCGGCTCCACAACCAGAGCCACAACCTCAAACAACGCCAGAACCACCAAAACAAAACATTAACGAGCAACTGGCAGAGGTCGCTCAAGAGGTGGCCCAAGAGATGGGACGAGCTACACAAGCGGGACTCTTGCCGCAAGCGTTGATCGACTTAATGGCGCCGCACAACGTGACGGAAAACGAATTGCAAGAAGTCGCTTATATTCGCGGACACTTCCCGATGGGAACGCCAATCGAAAACTTCCCGAGCAATTACTGGGATATGATCGTTGCGAATTGGGACGCTACACTGGACGTCATTCAGAATCAAGTCCGGAAAGATCCAGAATTGCCCTTCACGGTGTAGATTTTAGGAATTAGAAATCATAGCAAAATATAACAAGGAGTATCTATAAAAGATAAAACTATTAAAATTGATTTGTCAAAAATCGCAAATACAGCCTTACAAGAAAAGGTTGACAAAGAACTTGAAAAAGTCCTTGAGAATATTCTGGACCTCAATACAGAGGCTAAAGCAACCCGTAAGGTAACGATCACACTAACAATGTCAACGGACGATGAGCGTACTGTTGTTAAGACAGGTATGGAAGTCAAATCCACTTTGGCGCCACAGAAAGGCGTCGCAACAACTGTCATTGTCGGTCGCGACGACACTGGTAAAATTCACGCTAACGAGCTTAAAAGTGGTATTCCGGGTCAGACTTACTTTGATGATAATGGAGACATGAGAACAGACACTGGCGAACTCATCGAAAAGATTGAAAAACAAAGTACAAATATCATTGATTACAACAAAAAGAAAGCAGGTAACTAACTATGACAGAAAATCTCAAAGAAGCATTATCTTACACAGTCGAACTAGCGGGTAAGGAAAACAAAATCATTCGTTCAGAAACTGGGAAGGAATATTTTGACGGCAATGAATACAGCTTACAGGAACTTAACCCTCGTAAGTACGCACCTATCCTTGAGCTTCAGACACTCAAGAGTCTTGTCGATTATCTCAAATCAGATAATGACCTCATCGGTAATCGTAAACTTGTAGTTGTCGTGGACAGTTTCCGAGAAGTATCTGTATATGATCAAGTTGATTTTGAAAATGGCAAACGCCCTCAGCTTGTGTCTGTAAGAGCATCTGTTCCAGTTATTCCATTCAGCAATTGGCGCGATCAAGAAGAATTTAATATTATGTTGCAGTCTATGTTCATCAATGACGCAGATCGCAATTTGGTTTTGGATTTTGCTAGCCATTTAAAAATCGAAAAAGGCGCAGAAGTACAAGATAATGGCATCAGTCAAATGGCGACGGTTCGCGACGGTGTAGCAAGTCTAGCACAAGCTAAGACTCCAAATCCAGTGACCTTGCGTCCATATCGTACTTTCAATGAAGTAGAGCAACCTGCTAGTCAATTCGTCTTCCGAATCAACAAATCGGCGAACCTTGCGCTCTTTGAAGCAGATGGAGGTAAATGGAAATTAGAAGCCGTCGAAAGCATCGCAAATTATTTAAAAAATGAACTTGCTAGCAACAAGAAAATCACTATTTTAGCTTAAAGGAGAACTTATCATGACACAACAACAATACAACAACAACTTCGAGCGCGAATTTGGCTGGGACGACACAATCCAAAAGGATTCTGAATTCGTCTTTCTTCCGGATGGCCTATACTGGTTCACGGTTAAAGAATACGAACGCGGACGTCACACACCAAATCCTCAAAATCCCGGCAAATTGCCAGCTTGTCCTAAAGCGACAGTACACCTTACTATCGCAGCGAATGAAGGCGAAACAGAACTCCGTCACAATCTCTTCTTACATAGTTCAACGGAAGGTATGCTTTCAGCGTTCTTTGGCGCAATTGGACAAAAACGTAAAGGTGAACCGCTTCGTATGGATTGGAACGCAATCATCGGGAAAGTCGGAGTATGTAAGGTTGGATCTCGCGAGTACAACGGGCGCAACTACAACGAAGTGAAAGGTATGATCTATGCTGAAGACGTTGATTATACAAAAGTGTTGAACGCACAACCGGGACAACAAGCCCCATCGTACCAACAACCAGCGCAACAATACCAACAACCACAACAACCAGCACAACCACAGGGAGGCTTCACAGGAGGGCCGTTCTAATATAGGAGGTTCTAAAGTATGGAGTTAAGACCTTACCAACAAGAGGCACGGGAAGCCGTTCAGAAGGAATGGGCAGAAGGGAGAAAACGTACTCTTCTCGTTCTTCCAACTGGGACGGGGAAAACCGTCGTATTCTCAAAGATCATCGAAGATCAAGTTAGAGAAGGGAAGCGCGTCCTTGTTCTTGCTCACAGATCAGAGTTATTGGACCAAGCAAGCGACAAGCTTAAGACCGCAACGGGCCTCGGTACAGCACTAGAAAAGGCCGAAAGTACGTCAATAGGCTCTTGGTATCGCGTTGTCGTTGGATCTGTCCAGACTATGCAACGGGAGAAACGTTTAAGTCAATTCCCGCCCGATTGGTTTGACGTGATCGTAGTCGACGAGGCGCACCATGCTATATCCGACGGATATCAGAAAGTGCTGGGCTATTTCAAAGACTCGGAAGTCCTCGGGGTTACAGCTACCCCAGACAGAGGAGATAAGAAGAACCTCGGATCGTACTTTGACAGCTTGGCCTATGAGTATTCGCTCGTACAAGCGATAAAAGAAGGCTATTTATCCAAGATTAAAGCCTTGACGATTCCGCTCGATCTCGATCTATCAAGCGTGTCAATGTCCGCGGGGGATTTTAAGGCGAGCGACGTCGGAACGGCACTCGATCCGTATCTCGTACAGATCGCGGACGAAATGGCCAAGTATTGCAAAGATAAGAAAACGGTCGCCTTTCTTCCACTGGTCAAGACAAGCCAAAAATTCCGCGATATCTTAAACGAGAGAGGATTTAAAGCAGCCGAAGTCAACGGCGAATCGAAAGATCGAGCCGAAGTACTCGAAGACTTTGAAAAGGGACGTTATAACGTCTTGTGTAACTCTATGTTACTCACGGAAGGGTGGGATTGCCCGTCGGTTGATTGCGTGGTCGTGTTAAGACCGACGAAAGTCCGGGCGCTCTATTCTCAAATGGTAGGACGTGGGACGCGTCTCTTCCCCGGAAAAGAAGAGCTTCTTCTTCTCGATTTCTTATGGCACACGGAACGGCACGAGCTATGCCGGCCGGCTCACTTAATTTGTGAGAGCCCGGAAGTCACAAAAAAGATGGTCGAAAATATGGAAGAAGAAACGGGCGTCGTAATTGACCTCGAGCAAATGGAAGTCAAGAGCGCTGAAGACGTCGTCGCAGAACGTGAAGAAGCCCTTGCGAAGCAACTCGCAGAAATGCGGAAACGCAAGAGAAAGCTCGTCGATCCGCTTCAATTCGAAATGTCAATTCATGCGGAAGATCTTTCGAACTATGTCCCTAACTTTGGCTGGGAAATGGCTCCGCCGTCTGAAAACCAACTCAAAGCCCTCGAGAAGTACGGTATTTTTACCGACGAAGTGGGCAACGCCGGGAAAGCAAATCTCTTGCTTGACCGTTTGAACAAGCGCAGAAACGAAGGGCTTTCAACACCGAAGCAGATCCGCTTCCTCGAAAGCCGAGGCTTCCGAAATGTCGGAATGTGGAACTTCGAGAGCGCGAGAAATATGATCGATCGTATCGCTGCTAACGGGTGGAGAATACCGCACGGAATCAGAGCGAGCGAATATGTACCAAATTAAGGAAGGAATAAAGGGGTGAAATGAATAACGAAAGAGAATTTGACCTATTACCACTGTTAGACCATATAGACCCCTCGATTCTGTCTTATCAAGAATGGATAAATATCGGAATGGCCTTAAAACACGAAGGGTACACGGCCTCCGATTGGGATAACTGGTCCTTACGAGATCCGGCCCGGTATCGTAAATTTGAGTGTTTCAAAAAGTGGGACACTTTCAACGAGGAAGCAGGCTCGATCGTTACGGGCGGGACGATTGTCCAGCTTGCGAAAGATCATGGCTGGGTGAATCCATACTCAAGCGATAGCGAGGGAGCTCACGAGCTCGACTGGAACGACACGATCGATCGGGACTATCGTTTGATTGATAAGAGCTGGATCGAGGGGAAAGAGATTCATGAGCCTACAAACTGGAATCCAGCGCAAGAGATTATTAAGTACCTCGAGGCCTTGTTTGAATCGTCCGAAAATGTCGGTTATGTCACGGAAAGCTATCCAAAGGTAAACGACGAAACAGGCGAGATTGAGAAATGGCTTCCAACCAAGGGAGCGTATGACCGGACAGCGGGGAAACTGATCGAGCAGCTATCCAAGTGTAACGGCGATATCGGAGCGGTCCTTGGTGACTATCACAAGGAAGCGGGCGCGTGGATTCGATTCAACCCATTAGATGGCAAGGGAGCCAAAAACGAGAACGTGACTGATTATCGGTACGCGCTCGTTGAATCGGACAGCATGAGCGTCGAAAAACAAAACGCGATCTACAAGGAATTGGAACTTCCAATCGTGGCCCTTGTGTACAGCGGGAACAAGTCCTTACACGCTATCGTGAAAGTGGATGCGGGCAATTACGAGGAATACAGAAAACGCGTTGACTACTTATATAAGATATGCCAAAAAAACGGAATCTCAGTCGATACACAAAACCGTAATCCGTCGCGCTTGTCCCGTATGCCGGGATTCGAACGAAACGGCCAGAAACAATTCCTCGTTGATACAAACATAGGGAAACGCAACTGGGAGGAATGGTACCAGTATATCGAAGATCTTAACGATGATCTTCCAGATCCGGAAGGGCTGGGTGATAGCTGGGACAACCTCCCAGAGCTCGCACCCGAGCTGATCGAAGGCGTCCTTCGCCAAGGGCACAAAATGCTGATCGCTGGGCCGTCTAAGGCCGGGAAGTCTTTCAGCCTGATTGAAATGTCAATCGCAATCGCTGAAGGCAAGAAATGGCTTGAATGGAACTGTACACAAGGTAAGGTCCTATATGTCAATCTTGAGTTAGACCGTGCGTCATGTCTCCATAGATTCCGGGACGTGTACGAAGCAATGGGGCTTCAGCCGAACAATCTCCAAAATATTGATATCTGGAACTTGCGCGGAAAGACTGTACCGATGGATAAGCTCGCGCCGAAGCTGATCCGCCGATCGCTCAAAAAGAACTATATAGCCGTCATTATTGACCCGATCTATAAAGTTCTGACAGGGGACGAAAACAGCGCGGATCAGATGGCGCACTTTACGAATCAATTCGACAAAGTAGCGACAGAGCTCGGCTGCTCGGTTATCTATTGCCACCACCACAGCAAGGGCGCTCAAGGGGGCAAAAAATCAATGGACCGGGCCAGCGGTTCGGGCGTATTCGCTCGAGATCCGGACGCGTTGATCGACTTAGTAGAGTTGGACGTCACAGAGGAGCTATTTACTCAACGGATCAACCACACGGCCACTCGAATATACAAAGAGGCGCTACAAACGTGTAACCTTGGATATTACCAAGAGGAAGTAAGCCTTGACGATCTCCAAAGTCCCGCAATCATGCGGACACACTTCGAACAAGCGATTCCAAACGTACTCGATCGTAAGCCTTGGACGGACAAGATCGAACAAGCCCGTCGAGCGATCGAAATTTCGACAGCGTGGCGCGTGGAAGGAACGCTTCGGGAGTTCGCCAAGTTCAAGCCTATCAATATGTGGTTTAGCTATCCAGTACATTTTCTGGACGATTCGGGGGTCCTTGCTGATATCAAACTAGAAGATGATAAACCGGGGTGGATGAAAGCTAAAGAAACTCGCAAAAAGAATGCGAAGGAAGATAAAAAGCAGAAGTTGATAGAGTTTGACGAAGCAATCGAAAATGCGAATTTTGGCGAACCGCCTTCAAAAGAGGATGTAGCTGAGTATTTAGGAGCGTCTATAAAAACTGTCGAAAGACGGTTAAAAACGTCAAAAAAATATTGGTTCGATAAAAATACGCTCACTATTTTAAATAAAGAAAATGCGACAGAACCATAAAAACGTGGTCGTGTCCGAATAAGACAACACCATAAAATTATGGTTGTGTCTTTGTCTCAAAAAGGACAGACAAGACCATAAAAACGTGGTCGTGTCCCGGACAAACATCTATATATTATATATATAGATGTTTGTCCTGTCGTCCATCATGTCCATACCTGTATAGACAGGGTTGCTTAAAACGCACCCTGTCATATACAAGGTCCATGGACTAAGCGCGAAAAATAAAATAAAAAAGAAAGGTAAAATAAAAATGTTTATTTCAGTGCAAGGAAAAATTATAAATATCAATTATATAGTTATAGTTGAAAAGATAGATGCAAATTCTGCTAAGATTTTTTTGAGTCATCAAAACGAACCTATCGAAGTTCCTTTATCTTATGCAAGTATTTTAGGCAAAATACATAGAGCTCTTGGAATATTAGAAGAAGAGGATTTCCTATGATCGAGTTCTTTTTGCCGATGGAAAAAATTCCGACGACAACGCACCAACAAAAAAAAGTAAACGTGAGAAATGGCAAGCCGATTTTCTACGAGCCCGAGGAGCTGAAAAATGCTCGAGCGAAATTTGAAAGTTTACTTGCGCGTCATGTACCACCTGACAAAATGAAAGGGCCGATACGCCTTACGGTCAAATGGTGCTTCCCGATGATTAAGGGAGTACGATCTGGACAGTACAAGACCACCAAGCCCGATACAGATAATCTTCAAAAGTTATTTAAAGATTGCATGACGAAGCTGGGCTTTTGGAATGACGACGCAGAAGTTGCAAGTGAAATCGCTGAGAAGTTTTGGTCTGAGGTCGTGGGGATCTATGTCAGAGTTGAGGAGTGGGACGATGAATTATATACATTTCTTTAGCGTCGAGCTCCCGGACTTCATGGCACGAAATAACCAAGTCGCGCAAAGCCTCGGTTTTGGATCTGAGCGTTATTGGTTCTGGACCGTGGACGCGATCGCCGAGATCTGCAAAAAGTACAATGACGATGAATTAGTCGTAAAGCAATTCGGGCTCTTGTTTGAATGGCTCGAAGCTCAAGCGGAAGGAGTGAGGGCATGAAAGAAAAAACGTACTATGAAGTCTTGGAAGAGATGGAGCGAAAAATAGCTCGCAACTCGCAATATGAAACATTGTTAGAACTGGGCGAGATCTGTTTTTCTTTGATCGAAAGATTGAACCGAGAAAAAGCGCAAATGTCTAGAGGAACAAAAATCACGCTCAACGGTAAAAATTACCAGATCACGATAGAGGAGCGGAACCCATGGAATATGTGAAATATGATCTGAAACAGCGCGCAGAATTCAAAAAGAATCTAAAGCGTCTGATGGACGAAAAAGGAGTCACGAAAACACAGCTTTCAAGAAAACTAGGCTGGTCAAAAAAAACAATCGACTCTTGGCTCCGTGGGGATCGCGTACCCGATAAAACAGGAATTGAGGCTATATGCGATTATTTCGGAATCGAAGACGTGGAACTATTGGGATCGCCGATGAAAGTTCGGACGTTTGCTTATTATAAAGACGATACGCTAATCGCGTTCGGGACCATGGAAGAGATCGCAGAACAAACTGGGCGAAAGATCGAGTCATTGCGGAGTCTTCTTTGCAACTCAAAACGATTTAATAAAACAACTAAAACATACATGATCGAGCTCGAAGATGATAGACGATACAAGCTAAAATTTAAGCAGTCGTTTACGATCGACGAGTTAAATCTAAAAGGTATCGGGTGGTTGCTAGAAAGCCCACTCGTAGAAGTGGAAGAGGTAGAAGAATGAATAAACAAGAATTGGTCAAAAAATATGAGGAGACTACTTTTACTATTATTTCAATCGCTGGAGTTTTGGAAGATCTGAAACAACTAGATGAACCACATAAAGTTAAAATTCCTAAATTTGTCGCGGAATATATTGAATACGCACAGGCAAGTGATTGGGACCTAGAAGATGTTTTTCAAAGTATAGCTAATGAGCTAGATACTTCTGAAATTTCTGTATGGTTTTACTCTAAAAGCGAGAATATGGATACTTTGGCCAGCGCTTGGCTGTATGGTTATGAAATCGAAAAAGAAAAGCGCTATATAGTAAAAATGAAAGGCGTTGTTTCCGGTAGCGCGTACTTAAAGCAAGACGCCAAGGATAATTATTGGTATTTTGGCACTGATTCAGAAAAAAGAAGTATTGTTATTAAACACACGAAAAAAGAATTAAAAAATTCCGGTTTCGGCTGGGTGTTCGATTGCCCGGGGATTGAGATCGAGGTGTTAGAGTGATGGAATGGAATAAGCTAACAACAAGAAATATTGCTGAAGATGAAAAGGAATATTTTCATGGTGGCATTGAATTTATTTGGGAAGGCAAAACTCCAAATATTGATGAAGAAGTCCTTGTCTATAATCCAAACACACAAAGT